CCTCGAAGATTTCCAGCCGCGTATAGATCTCCTTCAGAAGCTCCTTCTCTTCCTCATCCAGTACCTGATCAGAGATGGCGGCCTCCGTCAGTCTTTCCTCACTCATCAGCATCACTCCTATTGTACGGATCGTAAACGGGCAGCCGCCGCGGCTTCTTCTCTGTCGGCGTGATCGGGCGGGACATTAAAAAATACCGACAATCGTCGTACTGATGATCTTCAGCATCCGTGTCGATATCTTCCGGCTTCTTCAGCGAGTATGGCAGGTTGGGCACTGTCCTGATGAAATCTTTACAGGTGTTAAAGATATACATCATCGGTTTGCCGTCAGGCTGGAACCGCAGCCGCTCATGCACCTGCATTTTGCCCGCCAGCCGCGTATTGTCCCCCTTATGGAAGAACACGCCCTTCCGTGCTCCCATGGGCTCCATCTGGTCAGCCACGCTGTCGCCCCGGCTCTTATCAAAGATGGACGGGTCAGCAATCCTGTCAACATGCAGGTTATTCTCAATCTCCTCGGCTTCCCTTTCAATGATGCCCTCCGCAATCAGCGCAGGCGTCATCTCCAGGCCCGTGTTCGGCTGCTTGGGCTTGCACCCGTACCATTCCTTGTACCGATAGACGCGGCCAGCCGGGTCAACCGCCCACCAGCCCACAGAGAACGGTCTGGTATAGCCATAGTCGAAGGACATGTACCGCGGCCAGTCCAGGGGAATCTTGAAGGGCTCAATCACATGCGTCCCGATCCTGTCGGCATAGTGCCGCGGATCGTCCACAAACTCGGTGAATACCTGGCCCTCAAAGCTGTCCCAGTCACCATTCAGCAGGGCGCGCCGCAGCGCGTCCGGCTTGGTCTCCAACTGGAAGATGTAATCCTCTGTAATAAAAGGATTCTCTGTCGCCAGCGCCGGGATGTACTGCGTCCTGATGATCTTTGACTTATGCAGGGCCTCAGAGTATATCTCCTGCTCCTGGATGCTCATGTAGGGCCCTGCATCCACAAACAGCTTCTTCACCCAGCCATGCCCGATGTTGCCGGGGTTGCTCGCGCTCCTGACAATCGGCACCACATTCAGCGTCTTCTTCGCCCTCAGACGGGTCTTCAGGAAATCATAGACGCCCTGCTCAAAGCTCGTCAGCTCGTCAAAGTACAGAAACTGTATCTCGATACCACTGTAGTTGTACTTATCCGCCTCGTGCTCACAGTGCCTGAACAGGATCTTGCTCCCGTTGATCAGCTTAAACTCGTGCCGCCCTTCATTGTACGTCGCCAGCTTCATGGGGTAGCTCTGCTTCGCTTCCTTGATGTCCGTGTCGTTCAGCTCGTTATACGTCCGCCTGAACACCACCGCTGTCGTGTCCGGCCATTTCAAACACCGGAACAGCGCATCCATGATTAAGGCCTTCGTCTTCCCGCCGCCGGCAGCGCCCCCATACAGGATCTCGTTCGCCTTGCTCGCATGGAACATCGCCTGCTTCGGCGTGGGCTCATACTGTATCTTGACAGCACCCATTACGCATCATCAGGCGTTCCAATCTCAGGACCATTGTCAATCTGAACAACGATCTTCTTGTCTTCCTCACCCATGATGATGCCCGTGGCCCTGCTCAAAATATCATTGGCCGCCTTGTTCGCCAGCCAGTCATTCTTGTTGTCAATCTGCTGGTCGATCTTGCAGACAGCCCGACCGTAAGACGAGAACATCAGCCGCTTGACTTCGTTCCGGTAGCAGTCCCCAAACCCGGGAATGTCATACCACTTGTGAAGCTGCCTCCGCGCTTCCCGCTTCTGAATCGGCGTGCTCTCCGAATTGATGAAGAACACAACACTCATGACGTCCTCTTCGGAATAGCCACGGGCCAGTAGCTGCGCAGCATGCACCTGCTTTGTGTTCAACCCGAATGATGTGCCTTTGGTTGCTCCGCTCATTTTGAAAACCTCCTTAAACGTCGGTCTGTGAAAACGCAGTACCGGCGAAATTTTTAGATGGGAGTGGTTGTGCGCTGGAGTGGATATGTCTACGACCTAAGGGGCGAGCGCCGCGGCGGAGTCCCGCCCAGATTCGGCCCCCCGGCTTCGGGCTTCGGGGGTACCCCGGGTGTTTTCCAGGGGCCGCCGCCACGATTTCCGCCGCGGGAAATTTCCGGCCAGCTCACCGGCAGCAGCTCCACCACGATTCCCGGTTCCGGCAAACTATTCGCAAAAGAGCGCATTAACGAATAGTTTCAGGACCGTACTTGGTACATATGGTAGTTATGTTACCAGTAACTACATGCCTGTTCTTCGCTGCATAAATTCCGGTTGTTTATGCAGCTTTCTGCATCGGTATGCAGGATCGAAGGCGCCTTCACCGGATGCGCTGGGCAGCCTGATCAGGCCATCATCCTGGGCGCTCGACCGGCCAGCCAGGGCACCGGAACGGCCAGCCGCCGCGCTACCCCGGGAGCGGGCCGCTTTCGAGCGAGCTTAACCATCACCTGCCTGTTTTTGTGCAAACTGTACAGAAACAGCCAGTTTCCAGTGATTTTTTTGTGCAACATGTCAAAATTTCAAGATTTATTTGACACTGGAATCAGTGTGTGATATGCTTTGACCATCGAAAGGCACTGAATCCAGTGTATCGGAAAATGAAAGGAGAAACCACCATGACACAGCAGGAAATCAATCAGGCCATCGAGAGCAGCAGGAACGCAAAGCAGGCAGGCAGCACCGGCTTCTGCATCTACACCGAGGAGCATCTGACGCGGTATTGCTTCGGAGCTGATCACTACACCTGGAGCCGCCCGGAGGAGCGGAAGCTCGCCGAGGACCTCATCTCCAGCAATTTCCCGTCCAGCCTGGTCTATGATTACGCTGCCGAGTACTGCAAGGCCCATCAGATCCAGTGGGGCAGCATGCAGATGCTGGGCGAGCCCCGGAAGTACAGCAGCCGCGACGACGAGTATCATGTCTGCTTCGACGTCCTGATCAGCCAGCCCGTAGAAGAGTAACCATCAGAGACGCTGCCCTACCGGCGAGACGGGGAGAAAGAGAGGAAACCATGGACAAGATCATCCGCAGCTATTGGATCGCCTGGGACAACAGCAACGGCACCGACGACGAGAAGGTGTTCACCGCGGCGCAGCAGGCAGCCGCCTGGGACTATTACCGGAAGCTGGCCGTGCCATACAAGAAGCTGGTCGCCTGCTATCAGGACAGGGACGTCACCCTTTCCACCACCGGCATTAAGGAGCTGCCCTCGGGCTTCTGGTCCGTCTGGAAAGACGGCGAGTGGATCACCGCGGCGATGCCCGACAGGCGCTCCGCCATCCTGGCCACTGCGCGCTGACAGTCGAAACGGCCTTCGGGCCGTCTGCAGCGATTCGCCCCGCTGCACTGATGATGACAGGCGAGAAAGGGAAGAAACCATGAAGATCAAAGTCACCGTATCCATCAGCAAGACCCAGTCGTTCAGCCGCATTGTTGACGGCATCTCGGAAGCGTACGACAGCATCAGGGACATAGTCTATTCGCCGCTGTTCAGCGGGACCGACGAGTTCAAGCGGCAGCGTATGGATAACGTGCTGATCGACCTGGGCTCCATGGGCCGCGGGCAGCTCACAAGCAGCTTCTGCCATGTCTACGGATATGAGCGCATCTTTGAGGAGGAGAAGAAAGCATGAAGACCATCAGGAACCTTGTTGTGGTCCTGGCCGCGTTGGCCATCATCGCCTGCTGTGCCCTGCATGCTGTCCAGTACGTCGACCGTGAGCTGTGGGCCTGGTATGACGCGGGCTATGATGACGGCGTGCTGCACGCCATCGAGGACAGCGTGATCTGGACCGTGGAGCTGTACGATCCGCAGAACCCCAACCAGAACGCCCGTCCAGACGGCACGGATCAGACAATCTACATCGAGCTTGACGGCGAGCTGTACGAGCATGGGATGTATCAGGGATGAGCCGAAACGGGCCGCTTGGCCCGTCCAGCGGGGCGCCCTCCCGCTGCTGATGATGGCAGGGCAGAAAGGATGAGACACCATGATGACGTTTGAACAGACCCCTGACAAGGCCCGCGAGATGCTGC